AAGAAATCAGACTTGGGGTAATGTTCAACATCTCGTAACGATAGATGGTCCAGAACGCAGCGCCAAAGCATATGAGATTATTGGTGGTTTGCCAGAATACAAAAAGGAAGGTTACAGATTAGATGTTATTGATCTCCCTTATTCAATCGGAAAAGATAGGTGGAATGGTCATCGCATTTATGGCAGTGGTACTTTTGTTGCTGACGGCGATTTTCTTATTTTCCTTGATGATGATAACGCTCTTGAGCCTACTCATATACAAGATTGTTACGATGTTATACAAAAAGGTAACGACTGGACATTTTCGTTCAGAAAAATCGTAGACAACCAACATAACTTTCTTTGCGAAGATAACTGCGAAAGTCTAGGTAAGTGGCCAAGTATTTTACATCCACAAGATTATTTTGTAGATGTTAACTGCTATTTCCTCCCACGACTATTAGCAGTTTCCATGGTTCCTGTTTGGTATTGTAAATTCAGAGAACCTGGACAGCCAGAGATTGATCGTAAGATGATGCACTTCCTAAGACAAGTTGCTCCAAAATACGATACTACATATAAGTATACGGTAAATTATACTGTTGGAAATTCAGGATTGTCAGTTCAGCGTGAGTTCTTTGATAGAGGTAATGCTGAAATGTTGAAACGTAATAATGGAGTTCTCCCTTGGAAAAAATAAATGCATGTATTGTCTCTTTCTTCATGGGTAATGTAAACCCAAAGACTGCAGAACTACAAAGAAAAGTTGTTGAGAAGTTTAATGTGAGCAGATATCCTCACTACTCAATTCAAACAAACATAATGCCTGGACCAATGATGGATTATGTTTGGTGTATGAATGGTCAGAATACTGGAACATTTAAAGATCCTATTGAAAAGAAACTTGATCATGATGTCATTTTCTTTTTAGATATTGATGCGATTCCAACTAACGTGTTAGCTATTGATTTAATTATTGATGCTGCTGCTGAAGGAATTTTAGTTGGTAATGCTCAACGTTCAGGTCATATTGAAAACAATCAACACGTGTTTGCTGCACCTTCTTGTGTAGCAATGCATAAAGATGTATTTGAAAAGATTGGTAAGCCATCAGCTATTCCTAATGCTCGTGGTGACGTTTGTGAAGAGTGGACATTCAGGGCAGAAGAGGAAGGAGTTCCTGTTCAAACATTTATGCCTTTGAAATTTGATGCTCCACCTATTCGCATGGACTGGGAAACCAATCAAGAACCATTCTGGCGTTTAGCCGATGGGATGCCGCATTATGGTTTAGGTACTACTTTCACAAGTGGAATCTATCATAACTTCCAGATTTTCCATCCTGGACAGCAAGAACGTTTTTGGGCTAAGTGTGAATCATATCTATAATTGAGGTATATTTTATGGCAGCAAGATCAGATTTTGATAGTGCAACTCTTCCACGTTATTTAAAAAGAATGATGGGGTTGAAAGATTTTAAAGACAGTCATGAGCGTGGTGCATGGAAGCGAGCATTTATTGAAGCTCATGCCATTCATAAAGCTGCAAAGAATAAGAAGCGTATGACTGATAATTCTTCTAAAGAAGAATCAACTGAATCAACATAAATAATTAATTGCGGGTTAGCTCAGAGGCAGAGCGATGGACTCATAATCCATAGGTCGTAGGTTCGAGTCCTGCACCCGCTAGAATTTGGAGAGCATAATGCCAAAAATATACGAAAGTCCTGACAAAGGCAAGACAGTTTATGAGCGCGAATTTGGTGCTCATCCATCAACTCGTAAGTTGGTAAAAACAAAGAAAACTAAACAAGGTAATGATAAGAGTTCTTAAAAACATAAGAACATACCTATTATTGTCTGGTTTGTTTCTTTCGTCAGCTGCTGCTTATTATTCAATAGCAGGTCTCATAGCAATATTTCCAGGAGCCACTACACCTATATTATTAATGGGTGGCTCTCTGGAATTTGCCAAAATAGTAACCGCAACTTATCTTTACAAAAGCGGTAACTCAATAAAACTCTTCATGCGAATATACATGACCATCGCTGTGGTCATTCTGATGTTCATCACATCAATGGGAATCTTTGGATTCCTTTCAAAAGCCCATATTGAAAATAATATTAACAGATCAGCTGACGTAGACGCAGTTGTAGTCGAATTACAATCTGATATAAAAGCAGATGAGAAAATTGTAGCTGATGCTGACAAGCAATTAAATTTACTTGATAATACAGTAAAAGAAGATTATAATATCATCCTTAGTCAAAAAAGAACTCGCACTGCCTTGACAAATGAAAAGAAAGAAGCGACTAAAAGGCTAAGGGAAAACAATAAGAAGTTGGCTGAGGCTCAACTTCAAGTTGAAAAGAACGAAGTTGATATTGGTCCATTGAAATACATTGCGGAGTTGATATATGGGCAAAATGCAAAGAGTCATTTTGATGATGCAGTGCGATTGGTTATTATACTTATTGTCATTGTTTTTGATCCTCTTGCTGTCATGCTTTTAATTGCAGCAACGAAAAGAAATGTTGATGATGGTGAGAGTTTTGTTGTGACTGAAGATGATGTTTTAAACTTAGAGGAAAATTAAATGATTAAAATTTTTAAATTGATAACTGGTGAAGAAATTGTTGCTGAAGTTGTTAGTGAAACAGAAGACAGCGTTTCATTAAAGAACTGCGTTGCTTCGGTTCTTCAACCATCACGTGATGGTAAACTTAGTTTTGGTTTTGTTCCATTCGGCGCAATGGTTGATGGTGATATCACTATTAAAAAGGACAAGCTATTGTTTACAGCTGCAGCTTCTGATGACTTGAAGAATAACTACAACTCAATGTTTGGTGGTATCGTAACTCCTCCAAAAACTTTGATCACAGGTTAATTCATGTTCTATACTAATGTCGCGATGATTGGCGATAACATCCTCTTCCGTGGTGTAAAAGACGGTAAAAGAGTTCGCCAAAAGATCAAGTACAAACCAAAGTTGTTTGTCAGAAGTAATAAGTCTGGCACAAAATGGAAGTCTCTAAAGGGCGAGCCGCTCGAGGAGATGAAGTTTGATTCTATTCGCGACGCACGTGAATTTGTAAAACAATATGATGGGGTTAGTAATTTCCCCATCTATGGTAATGTTCGTAATGAATATGCTTTCATCTCAGACGTATTCCAAGATGATATTGATTGGGATATGTCTAAGATGTCAGTTGCATATATAGACATTGAAGTTGGATCTGAAAATGGATTTCCTGAACCTGAGCGAGCAAATGAAGCGATTACAGCAATTACAATATTTCTTGGTGGAAAATATCATATATTTGGATGTGGACATTATGAGCAGCATCGGGACGACGTTATCTACAATCTCTGTGCTGATGAATATGAATTAGTTGATAAGTTTCTAGACCTTTGGACTCTACATTATCCAGATGCAATTACTGGATGGAATATCAACTTCTTTGATATCCCATATCTAATCAATCGAATCAAGCGTTTATTTGGTGACGAAAAGATCGCCAAATTTTCCCCATGGGGTAAAGTCAATGCTCGTGAAGTTGAATTCAAGAGCAAGAAACAATCCGTCTATGAGATCATGGGCGTGGCGATGCTTGACTATTATGAGATGTATCGCAAGTTCTCATCTAATCCCAACCAAGAAAGCTACAAGCTGGATTATATCGCCGATGTAGAACTGGGCGAAAAGAAATTAGATTATTCTCAGTATGGTAATCTACATCAATTATATAAAAACAATTATCAAAAGTTTATCGAGTATAACGTCCGCGACGTTGAGCTTGTTTGTAAACTTGAAGATAAGATTCGCCTAATTGAACTGGTATGCACTTTGGCTTATTATGCTAAAGTGAATCTAGATGACGTATTCTCGCAGGTAAGAATGTGGGATACAATTACATACAACATTCTAAAGAAAAAACATATCGCTGTTGCGCCAAAGAAATCTGCTAGAAAAGATTCTCAGTATGCTGGTGCGTTTGTGAAAAATCCAATCATAGGATTTCATAACTGGGTTGCATCATTCGATCTAAACAGTCTGTATCCGCACCTTATCAT